GAGACGCCAATCAGCAGGGCTTATGTCTTTACCTATGTAAGTTATTACGGAGAGGAAGGTGCGCCAAGCACATCTTTGGTAAGTCAGATTGTTGATGTGTATTCTGATCAGTCGGTAACGGTGGATTTTCCCGCTAATCCATCAGGCAATCACAATCTTCTCAAAAAGCGTTTGTATCGAACAGATCCCAATGGGACGTTTCGTTTTGTTGCTGATGTTGCTTTGGCGACTGACACGTTTAACGACACGGTCACAGATGCGAATCTGGGCGAAGCGATACCGTCCTCTAGCTGGATCGCACCGCCCGATGATGTAACATCAGATCACCCTGACGGACCTTTGTTGGGGTTGGTCAGTATGCCTAATGGGTTTTTGGCAGGGTTCTCGGGTCAGACTGTTTGTTTCTCCGAGGCGTTTCAGCCACATGCGTTTCCTGACGCATATAAACTAACGATCAAGAGTGATGTGGTCGCGCTAGCTCCCCTGAATACAGGTCTTCTTGTTCTTACGAAAGAAAAGCCAGCACTTATTCAAGGATTGGACCCATCAAGCATGTCGATGATTGAGATCGATAGCACTCTATCCTGCGTCAGCAAGCGTAGCGTGGTTGATATGGGCGAGTTCGTTATGTATGCAAGCCCGGATGGTTTGGTGATGGCGCGGGATAATGGTCTATCAGTAGCAACAGAAAGCATTCTGTCGCGAGACCAGTGGCAGGATCTTAGCCCCTCCTCAATTATTGGCTTTCACTGGGAAGGTTACTATTTAGGTTTTTATTCCAACGGCGTTGAGAGCAAAGGCTTCATCTTTGATCCTCGGGGCGGGAAAAACTCTTACGTCAAACTTAATTTCTTCGCCACGGCGGGGTTTAACGACCTAGAGAATGATGAGCTGTATTTAGTTGTTGGTGGATCTGTAGTGAAGTTCGCTTCAGGTTCAAACCTGTCGATGTCATGGAAGAGCAAAAAGTTCTACGCACAGCGCCCTATATGTCCAGGGGTGGCGAAGCTTGAGTGCGAATCATACTCCCCTGCACCAACCTTTAAGCTTTTTGCTGATGGATCATTGAAGCATACACAAACCGTTTCAAGTAGTTCTCTGTTTAGGCTACCGGGGGGCTACAAGGCGCACGAGTTTGAGATACAGATCGAAGGTTCTGTAGCGGTCAATGAAGTGTGTGTTTATGAATCTGCTGGAGAAATAGGTGTCAGCGCGTAGAAGCAACCTTACAGTACCACCGAATTGGTCTACGCAAGAGAAGCGGTTCGCTGACGGTATAAAAGAGAATCTGGATGTTATGCTTGGTCACAGAGGTGACCCCCTGCAAAGAGCGGTTACGTTTCAAGACCTTCTTGATGCAAACATTGTGGAGTTGGCTGGTGGTGCTCGTCTCTTTGGTTCTGCTAACGACATCGTTCCTGTCGTCAACGAAATACCCAACCTCGATGTACCACCAGCTCCTACAAACCTTCAAGCATCCGGGGCATTTCAAAATATCATTCTTAGTTGGAACTTGAGCCTATACCGTGGGCACTCGTATGTAGAAGTGTTCAGGCATACTTCTGACGACATTTCCGCTGCCACGATGGTTGCCCAAGTATCCGGTTTCACTGGGGTATATGGAGATCCAGTTGGTTCAGGGCAAACTCTTTATTATTGGGTAAGAGCGGTAAACGTGAACGGAGTACAGGGACCATTTAATAGTGGCGCTGGCACTCAGGGTCAGACTGCGCCAGATGTCACGTTCCTGCTCACTACCCTAGCGAATGCGATCACTGCTGGCGAGCTGGCAACTTCCTTATCTACACCGATAGGTAACCTGCCTACAGACACACAGACCGCGCTTAATGATCTGCAAAGCCAGATCAACGATATAGGGACGGTTAGTCTTTGGAGTAGCTCAACTTCATACTCTCAAGGAGATCTTGTACTTCACCCGTCGAGTAACTCGAAGCTCTATCGATCTAAGACAAACAGCAACGCAAACAATCAGCCTAGCGGTAACTCATCAGACACTACTTACTGGGAGTTTGTGGGAACAGGTTCTACATTGGGAGATGTTGTTGCGGACAACACATCGAACATCACGCAAATAAATTTTCTGGATGCTACTAGCACGAGTGCTGCCGCCCAAAAAATAGCTTCGTTGGATGCAACGGTATTTGATCCAGCGACAGGAGTCGCTGCGAGCGCGACCTCCCTAAGCTCTTTGACGAGCCGGGTTTCCGCAACAGAGAGCGCTACAACAGCAAACACAACGAATATAACCAGCGCATCTAGCGATATCACCGCGTTGCAGAATACGGTTAACAATTCAAATACGGGCGTGGTTGCAACATCGACAGCGTTATCTGGATTAACCTCTCGGGTAACAACGGCTGAGAACACGATCAGTGGGCATACGACCAGTATCACCGCTAACTCAGCCGATATTACCTCGCTTGAAAACACAGTAAATAATCCATCAACAGGCGTGTCCGCAACATCTTCTGCGCTTAACTCTCTGACCAGTACAGTCACAAGCCAAGGTAATACGATATCCGCAAACTCCAGCGATCTTTCATCGTTAAGCACTACGGTGGGGAGCAACACGAGTTCCATCAGCACCCAAGCTTCCAGCATCAATGGCTTAGAGGCTAAGTACGTTGTCAAGATCGATAATAACGGCGCGGTGGCGGGATATGGACTAGCCAGCACAGCAAACTCAGCCGGTAACATTGTAAGTGAGTTCATCGTCAACGCTGATAGGTTTGCGATTATGAGGGGCGGGTCGAACACAACAGCCGCGTCTGTTCCATTTATAGTGCAAACAAGCACTACTAATTTGAACGGGGTGACAGTTCCTGCCGGTGTTTACATGCAAGATGGATTCATAAAGAACGGGTCCATTGTAAACGCGAAGATAGGTAATGCGGCAATCGACAACGCGAAGATCGCTAACATCGACGCTGGCAAAATCACTGCGGGAACAATAAATACCTCCCGTCTCAATATCGATGGATCAACGCTTACCAGCAATAATGGGGTATTGCAGGTTAACGAACTCAACGCCAACGTGATCACTTCCGGTCTGATCAACTCCAGTAGAATCAACATAGACAACGTCACACTGGATACAGATGGTCAGGGTCGGCTGATCATAAAGAATCTGGGTGTTGATTCTCTACAGATTAAGGGTAACGCGGTTACCATCCCGTCTTCAGCGTACACGGCATCACAAATCAATGCTCCGGCTAGTTCTGGAGACGTAACGGTCCAAACGATTACATACACATCGGTGGGGTCACCCGCATTGATTATAGCTTCATGCCAAGGCGCTCCAAGCAGCGGAAGAAGTCACGCTGCTATGCTGAAAATCAAAAGGAACGGGACCACTATCGTAGAGCAAAGACAAGGGAGCGGTACGCTAACTTGGGCTGTTTCTGCAACCGACTTTTTTACCGGAACGGGCACTCGAACCTACACGGTAACGATAGCTAATTTAGGTAGCAACCCAAAAGGGTCTGCAACCACTACCTTTGTAACGCTCCGCTCTTTAGCTGTTATCGAGGTAAAGAAATGAAGCAATTCTTTGTTCATGACACCGAAGGAAATATCCTTAGATCTGGGAGTTGTGCTGACGGCGATCTAGCCTTGCAGGCGAGAGATGGAGAGGTTGTTGTTGAGGGTGTCGCCGATGACGCAACACAAATGTTTTTGGAAGGGGTTTTGGTTGCCAAGCCGGGACCAACAGATGCTGAAAAGTCGGTAGCAGCAATGGCTGAACTTAAAGTTATCAGGCAAGGGCTTTTGCTTTCCAGCGACTACACCCAACTCAGCGATTCGCCGTTTACCGCAGAGCAGCGCAGTGAATGGCAGATGTACCGGCAAGAGCTGCGTGATTTGCCTGAAGACTTCGCTCATGTGACGAGTATTGACGACGTTGTGTTCCCAGATCCGCCGTTATAAAAAGTGAAAAAAGTCATATAATTCAGTAACATTGGAAGCGTAAAACGGTCTAGAATCGTAGTTTCAAGGATACCTTTCTGGTATCCAATCGGAGACCGGGAACCTCCCGGATCGGACATCTCCGTTCAATAACCTCAAGGAAGATTGCTGGAAAGGCAGTGATGGCATTTATCGTGCGGAAGCCTCTTATCGAGGATTTCGACCAGATAAATCTCATAGGTCGCTGGTTTCAGGAAAACAGTCTTTACACCACATGCGGCTGGTCAGATGAGAAGTCGCTGAGATGGGTGGTCGAGGGCACATATCCAGATTCCAACACCTTCATGAGAGTGGTCGAAAGCGAGGGACAGATCGTCGGCTTCTTCCTCGGTCACATCACTGAATACTTCTTTTCCACGAAGCAGATTGCACAGGACTTGGTGATGGTTTTTCTCCCGCAAAAACGAGCGGGAATAATCAAACCCACCATCAAGATGCTGAAAGAGTTCGAGGCATGGGCTGTTGATAAAGGCGCTCATGAAATTTGTATTGGTATCACATCTGGTATCGCTGGACCCGGATACGAGCAGTTGATCAAGCGTATCGGTTACAGAGAAGTCGGATCGGTAATGAAGAAAGAGGTTTGATATGTGCGGAGGCGGTGGCGATAAGCCTGAAGAAATGGAGTCGAGGTTAGCTTTGTCGCAACAGGCGGCGACCATGCTCCGAAGATACGGCAACACCTTTGTTGGTCTAGAGAACCAGTTCATGGACACGGTCCAGAATCAATTCAGCGATGCAAATTACGACAGTTCTATTGCTGCTGGAATGAATCAAGCCGCAGCTCAATACGAGCCAGCAATTCAAGACATGCAAGCGGCTGCATTTAATCGTGGATTCGACCCAACATCTGGCGCTTTCCAGTCGGAGTCAGAAGCTCTGCGTGGAGCTAAGGCTAGAGGTATGGGATTAGCTGGCGCTGATCGCGGAATATCCAACACTGACATGGGCTTCGCGGGTCTTCAGAACATTGTGAAGATGGGTCAAGGGCTTCAAACAGAGGCGTTCCAAGGTCAGATGGATGTAGCCAGCGCGGCTTCAGACCGAATAAGAGAGTCAGCTAAAGATGACTTCGCTAGATCTAGTAGCCTGCAAAACCTTGCTGGTACTGGTGTCGGTATGGCGGCTGGTTACGGGGCTAACCCTTATAGGACGGCGTAATGAATTTTCAAGCTTACATGATGGCGTTGAACCCAGATGCGGCTTCTGCGGTTAGATCCACTTACGGCAATCCGTACTCACAAATCGACCCCTACGCATACTCAGGCATGGGTCGAGACCAAAACCCAGGCGACAAGCTGTATGCAGATTTGATTCGAGCGCAGACGCAAGACTATTTGAACAGGTTCGCGCCAGTCGAGGACGAGCTGGTCAACTCGATTACCCCTACAGGGACCACTGCATTACCCGGAGATCTTGAGCGTACAAGAGAAGCTGTACTAGGTGCTGGAATGAATGTTCAGGGTCAGCAGAACCGCTCTATGGAGCGTTTAGGTATTTACGGTAACAGCGGGATCGGTACAAGCATGGACACTGTAGGCGCTCTTGTAGGCGGCTTGAACGATACCCGTCTTCGCGATTCAGATAGGCGCATGCAGTTACTGACAGGCGTTGGTGGAGCAGTAGCTCAAAGAGCAAGGAGTAACTCATGACCCTTTTAGCTAGAGGAGCTGGTCTCCGTAGAATGGCTACTGCTGGGTTGGCAAAAAGCGCCGAGTTGGAAGCGAGAGAGAACCAAACGGCGGCGGCTATTGATCAAGCCAAGCAAGCGCAAGAGATGAATACGCTGGGCACTGGCGCTGGTTTCGGCGCTATGTACGGGATGCAGAAGGCAGGGGCAGCGAAAGCTGCTTCCGCCGTTACGCAAGAAGCAGCAAAAACCGCTCTAGCAGACGCGGCTGGCGCTGAATTGTTGGCATTAGAAGCCGGTAAAAGTGCTGCGGCAGTGACGGAGGCTGGTTCTGCCGCTATCGCTTCGGCTGGAACCCCTGTAGCTA